ACAACTGCTTGCGCAAACAATCCAGTTGAGAGCAATAATGATACAGCGAGATTACGATAGTTCATAATCTGTCTCCTTGCTTTTGATTAGTAAGTAGGCACATTTTTCTACAGGTGTGCCGTCTGCCTGTCCGCTTTTTTTTGAAATTAAATGATGCATGCATCACCATCACAAAACTTTTCAGCTTCTGAATCTTCACCTTTCATTTTAGCAAACGATAAGTTCTTTAACTTTTTAGTCATCTTATTGTATGTTTTCTCATCAATTGCTTCATAAGGCATTTGCTTGTAAGCACCAGCATCAAATCTAGGCAAACAGCTTATTCCTTTTAGCTGATATTGGAAATAATTCAAACACTGCTCCAATTGTTCTGCTTCTGTCTTAGGATCAAATGTAACTGTACAACTAACCTGATTGTCAGCCCAATGCCTTTGCATAAATGCTGCAAGACTAAATTGTTCCCATACAGTTAACTGATCTGCTGTTCTTATTCCATCACCTACATCAATTGGAACTTCAATACAAACTGTAGAATCTTCTGAACCAAATGCAGGTTCAATTGTGTATCCTGCATCTTCTAATGGCTTTAATAATTCTGACTGGTTTGAAAGCCTCATTCTTCTTATGTAGAATCTAGACTCAGGATAATGAACTCCTGGTGTTGATCCTGCAAGCAATGATACTGTTCCACTCGGTTTTACAGAAGTTGTCTTTATTGATTTAGGGATAGCTAAAAAGTCTGAATATACATCATCTAATCTCTGTATTTCGTCATATCCGCTTTCTAACCATTCTCTTAATTCTCCAACTCCTCTATAGGTTAAGAATTGAGCAACACCGCTAACAGAGCATCCTATTCTTCTATTGCGAAGCATAACTCTGTTTGTTTCTGGCCAGTGTGTCTTTCCTAAGGTAACTGTTTTTGCGTATAAGTACGCATATTTTAATGTCTTTTTATAGTCTTCTAATGATTCGTGTTTATATGGAAATGTCTCAACTAAGCAACATAGTTCATAAGATTCTAGAGTCTGTTCTAAGCAAGGATTTCCACCCATTGCTCTATGGTCTTTATTATCTTTTCCATTCTTCATTCTAGAATATTCTCTCATGTTGTCTAACCAAGCAAATCCAGGTTCACCATTCTTAACAACCCTTTTACAAGCATCAGAATAATCCATTCCTAACTCTGCAAATATTGAGTTATTAGATGTCCACCCATATTGATCTCTGTGAGGGTTGACTTCATAATCTTTCAAATCCATATACTCGTCAGAATAAGGGTCACCAAATACAATTTCAGCTGTGCGACGTACGTTTCCTGCTACTACACACTTACCTATGAGATTCATTATATCTACAATTGTCGTAATTGTTATTGGTGCGCCAGTGTTTCCGTCTAAAACACCTCTAATAGTTTCATGAACTTCTTTAAGTGGTTCAGGTCCGCTTGATTGCCCACCAAAACCTTTAATTGGTACACCTGCTGGTCTTACTTTAGAGTAATCAAATTTAATTGCAGGTGTTCCGTGAAAATATGAATCGATTAATGCAGCAACTGATTCTACCCAACCTTCTCTTGTATCTGGTATTATAAATACTTCAGGATCTCTTTTCTTTGTTGGGCCTTTGACCATTATTTGCTCAGCACCTTTAGTATCAAAACCTACTCCTACACCTAGCATTGATGCATCCATTAAAAAAGTAAACGGCTTTGAGCCGTCATCTTTAATTGTTTCTGTTGATACAAATGCACAGTTATTTAGTGCTGCATATAAATTTCTTTCTTCCGTAATAGCTGTTCCCATAGCCCAAAGACCTCTACCCGGCGGTAGAAACTTCATATTAAAAATTCTATCGAACATTTCCTGTGCTGATTTTTGAGCACGCCACGGATTCCATCCTAATTGATGTGATTCTATCCAGTTCATTTGCATTGTATAAGTTCCCTCTACAACCCTTTGTACTGTTTCCCACCATTTCTCATTTTTACCATTTTCTTTTAACCTAGAGTAAGTTCTCATAAAAACTAATTCTCCTAGACCGTTAAAACCAAATGGGGCTTTTTTCCTCTTGTACTTGTCGATAAACGCTTGCGACAGCTTAAATTTGTGTGATTCCATTAAAACTTACTCCTTTAGTAACATGTTTATAATTTGCTATTCTAAATAAGAAGATATAACTAATTTGTCTCAAAGTTTTTCCACTTTGTTTCATCTTTTTTATCCTCTCCACTTGTGCCCTTAAGATCTTCGTATTTTTTAGCAAGAAGTTTTCTTGTATACTCATTTCCGTTGTCTTGTTTTTTCATTTCAACTTGACCGTTTGAAGATGATGAATCGTATATGTCCATCTTACCGATTGATGTGTTCATTGTCAGCGGATATGTCATACCATCTGGACCAAATCTATTTTTTATTACGTGAACACGACCTGTATTGGCAATTTTATCTTCTATCTTTCTAGAAAGTGACATAACAAAATCAGCTGTCATTATCTTAGAATACGATTCTGCTATCTTTTCTGCTCCGATAACTTCATCTTCTAATGATGATCTGTTTGATTGTGATGCTGTCCAAACTGGTATTTGAAACTCTCCACTAAGGCCTCTTAAATCTTCATAAATATTTCCTAGCTGATGTCTTACAGCTGCATCTCTTGCAGAGCTTGTATCCCTTAATAAATCAGCATAGTCTACTAATATTAAGTCAGGACTATTTCCCATAAGCTCTATTGTTTTTAGATGAGTGTGTATTGTTTGTACTGTAGCACCTCTTGTTGGAAAATATTTTATAATTAACTGTCCTTTACATAGGTTTTTAATTTTTTCTTTAACTAGTTCTTTGTCATCTTTAATATTCGCAACAGGTATTTCTGAGAATATTGTCGCAAATCTAAGGCCTACATAAGCTTCATTTAATTCTAATGTGTAGTGTATTACGTTTTTTCCTGCCCTAAGTGCGTTAACAGCTAGTGCTTGTAAGAACCAACTCTTACCTATGCCAGAAGGAGCAACAACAACTCCTAGTTCTCCTCCTGCAAGACCACCATCCATAATACCATCGATAGGTTCCCATCCTGTTGGTGTTGTATTTCTATTAATATCTTCTAATATAGTGTCAAATTCCTCTACATAATTTAATCCTATATCTCTATGTGTTCCTGCTCTCATTGCATTATCAACAAGTCTTTTTATCTCATCATACTGTCCTTCTTGCAGCAAATCAACTGATTTTACAATCGCTGCTTTAAGTGTCTGGTTTTTACAAAAAGTTATTGTTTCATTTTTTACAAAGTCTAAGTCAGGTGCTTCTAGATTTTTTGTAACTTCTCGAAGTTCATCTACTATTGAGTCTCTAAGTAGATCTGCATTTACTTCATTTAATTTTATTTTTAAAGTTTGTAGTGAAGGGGTCAGTTTGTATTCATAATAATAGTCTTTAATGGCTTTAACAAGCCACTGTTTTGCTTCTGTGTCTAATAATTCTGGCTGCAACATGTCATATATTGTAACTGCAAACTGTTGATCTGCTAAAAGACTAGTAATTATTTTTGTCTGAAATACTGACCCGTACTTTGTTAGTGCATCATTTATTGGTGGCATTTTGTAGTATTAATTCCAATTTGTTAAAACTGTCCTGCAACCAGACGTCAGGATTTCTGATTGCATGATCAATTGTATCTTCTAAAAACATTTTATGAATCTTATATTTTACTAGTCTTCCAGAGCCATTGCTTACTTGATCAATTATTTGTAATTTTGCGTTTCCAGCAATGTCTACATCCTTAAGTTGCATTAAGTCGTAGTTTCTTTCAAGTAGATCTTTGTGTTCATCTAATTTTGTAACATTTAAAAATTCATCTATATTAACTATTTCTGTATCTGTCAAAAGTGGAAATTTTTTCCTAATTGTTTTCAGTCCTAGTCCTCTTACTCCTGGGATATTATCTGACTTATCCCCGTCTATAATTCTGTAGAATACAAAGTTCTCTGCTAATATTTCAAATTCTTCTTCAAGACGCTTTCTATCATATAAAACTTTTTTAGTAGGTGACCATACTGAAATTCTATCATTAACTATTTGATAGAAGTCTTTATCGGTCGACATTACTGTAATTTTAGATGTTCTTAAAACTTGATTTGCAATATAAGCTATTGTATCATCTGCTTCTATATTTTCAACTGTAATAAACGTAACGGGCAAGACATCAAGATATTCAATTAGCCGTGAGAATTGCATTCTCATATTTTCAGCTTCATTTACATCATTAACGCCTTCAATTCTATTTGGTCTTTTAAGTGGTTTTCTACCTGCCTTATAATCAGGATAGATTTTCTTTCTACGAGCAGATCCACCTTTACCATCAAATGCAATAATAACCCTGGTAGGTGATAACGTCCTGATTGCTAGAGCTATTGTCTGCAAGAATCCGACGATACCACCTATGTGTTGTCCATTTGCATTAGTTGCGGGTGAGACAGCCCACGTCCTGATAAAATTGTTTAAACCGTCAATTACCAGGACGTGATCATTAATGTCTCGTTCCTTGTTGGCTTCATTGCCTATCTGCTTCAGTATCTCACTATATCGCTTGTTAAGCAAGATCGCCGTCCACTACTTCATCTGTAAATTCTACATCATCAATTCCTCGCTTGTCTTCATACTGGAGAATACTTTCATCACATATCTTTTCATAAAGATATTCTTTCAGTCCTTCATTCTCTGCAAGTTTATCAGCAAAGTCTTTTGATAAGAATTTAATTGGTTTGCCTTTGTAGTCGATAGTATACCAAGCGCCTGCTGTTTGTGCAATCTTAAGATTCTTTAATTGCGCAAGCCATCCGCCTTCATCGTCTATACCTCTATCAAAATACATCTCATAGTCTGATACTCTTAATGGAGGACCAATACGGTTTTTAACGATTTTAGCACGGCACTTATGTCCAATTACGTTGCCTTCCTTGTCTTTTATCATACCCATATTTGATAATCTAATACGTGTTGATGCATGAAAAGGTAGAGCCAATCCGCCACTTGTTGTATAAGGATCACCAAACATGACTCCCATCTTTTGACGTAACTGGTTAGTAAATACTAGTGTTATTTTATGACGACCAATCATCTGCGTAATCTTACGCATAGCCTTAGAAATAATGATAGCTTTTGAAGTAGCCCATCCGTCTTTATCATAATCAGACGACATCTCAACCTTAGTAGAAGCTGCTGCAAGACTATCAACAAGTATTGTTACATGTTTGTCTTTGTTAGTTTCTCTTACTTTGGTCACGATGTCTTCAATGCCTTGAAATATATCTTCAACAGTTTCCATGTGAAGATACAGGATATTCTGAGTATCAGCACCAATTGCATCTAAAAACTCCTTACTTACAGAAGTTTCTGTATCAATATAGATTCCAATACCACCTTTTTTCTGTGTCTCGGCAAGAATATGTGCACCAAGCAGTGATTTTCCGGAAGCTTGTAAACCGTTAATTTCGGTTATTCTTCCCACTGCTATTCCACCATTCGGTCTGTTTGATATTGCCAAGTCAAGTAAAGATGATCCTGTAGATATAAAGTCATTAATATCTGTTGGTGTGTCATCGGATCCATCCAAGAAGAAGGCAACTTTTTGCCCTTTGATCTTAGAGTTTAGACTATCTGCTAGCTCGCTAGCAAGGACATCTCGTCTCTCGCTCATTGCGTTCTCCTAAGTTTATGAATTAAATAGATCGTCAAATGCTGAAGAAACGTCCTCAGTTGCTGTAGCTGCTTTAGCTCCAGCTGCTGGATCATTAACCTCACTATCATCAACATCACCTTCTTGGCTTAACCAGCCTTCTAGTGCTTTTTGAAGATCATCATACTCTAATTCAGAATAGATGTCAGTGATTGGCTTCTGTGTTTCTTTAACAGTCTTCATAACGTCGGCATTCTCAGTGAGAGGCGTCTGATTAGGTTTAACCCTGATAGACGTCATCGGAAAAGCACGTCCTGTTTCTTCGCTGGTCTTAAACTCAACGACGATATCACGACCATTTACTGGATCGGTGATGTCACCATAGTCTGGATCTGCGATAACAGAAAGTAGTTCCTGATATACCATTTTACCAAAGCCCCAGAATTTTACGCCTTCGTTCTCTTCACCTCTTACGATGACGGGAGCGTAAGTACGCATCTTAGCTTCGATTTTTCTACCAAGCTTATAGTCTTCTTTATTACCAGAAGTCTTTAGCTTAGTAGCAAACTCCTCAATTGGGTCAGGACGTCCAAATGAAATTGGAGATAAGTAATTCTTATCGCCCATGTCATAATGGAAATACAGCTCAATGAAAGGATTGTCCTTATTAAACTTATAAGGCACAACTCTAATCTGTGTCTTACCTGGTGAAGGTTTCCATAGATTTGAGGTTCTGTTATTGGTTGATTGTAGTTGTGATAACCTGGATTTTATTACGGATAAGTCCATGTGTCATTACTCCTTAGTTAAGTGTTCATTATTCAATTAATACGCTTATATTTATTGCGAAACATTTTTAAAATTAAATTTTTTATAACATTTTTAAAAAAATAAAGGCCACAGCTGTTTTTAAGCTTTTAATATAGTGGAAACTAAAAATCGTTCGGGCCTTTATTTTAATAGCATTTTTAATAAGCAATAATATATATACTGTTAAAGACCCAAAAATCAGTTTTTATATATATTTTTTACGGTTCTTCGTAGCCAAAATCTCCGCCTTCGTAGTTGGCTTCTTGATTTGGAGCAGGAAATGGCCAACCTCCCATTCCACCACCTGTAATATCAATTTTTCCAGTCTTATTGTCAATATGAATTTCTTTTTTTGCAGCTATATCTTGTACATCAACAAAATCATCCCACTTTGGTTCCCACCTTGATACACCGCCTTTATTTGTCCAGTAGTGCATTCCGCTTCTACTTTCCCATCCTCTGAAAAGTGACTTCATCTCTTTTTCAATTTTAGCTACTTTTTTCAGATCTTCAGGTGTTATGCTGCTGCTACCTGCTGTAGGTATGCCGCCTGCTTTTTTAATTTTTGCTGAATATGCTTTTGCTATTTTCATTATTTCTGGAGCAATTGATTTTCTTGTCCATACTTTTAACATATTATTCTTTTTTATCCAATCAACATCTATTTCATCAGGTTCAGCGTTAAATCTAATTTTTTTAGACATTGCTATTTGTTCTGGAGTTGCCTCTTCTTTTAAGACTTGTCTTTTAAAATAGCTCTCTTGAATCTTTTTAAAAGAACCTTTTTTAGGTTTCCAATCAAATTTTTTCATTAAATTACTCCAGTTATTTTTTTTAATTTATTGTATGTATCCTGAGTACAGTCCTTCTTCAGCTTCTTTTTCATTTGCAGCTGGACTTCCCCAGCCTCCCATGCCTCCGCCTGATACTTTTATCTTGCCGTCTTTTAAAGATACTTGTAAATCTTTTCTAGCAGCAGAATCAACAACTCCTATCCAGTCAGGAGAGTTGTCATAAATATTTATACCCTGAAGTTTGATAACGTCATCTAGAGGATCACCATACATCCATCCTTTTCCTTTGGAGACATGTTTTTTCATCATGTCTTCTAGTTGCTTCATCTTGCCTTTGTCATTGCCAACGCCGCCTAATTTCTTAATTGCTTTTGAAAACTCATTTGCTGTTTTCTTTGCTCTTGGATCGATACCTTTTCGGCTCCATACTTTTTCCATATTATTCTTTTTTATCCAAGCAGGATCTATATTATCAGCATTCCAAAAATTATATTTTTTTGCAAGTGCTTCTTGCTCTGGAGATGCTTCTTCTTTTAAGACTTGTTTCTTAAAATAGTTCTCCTGAATCTTTTTAAAAGATCCTTTTTTCGGTGGCCAGTTAAATTTTATCATTAGTCAACTCCAGTTAATTTTATATAAATATTAAACGTTTATTATTTTGTACAGCTTAGTTCTTATTACATTCAATCCTGCATCATTTGTAAGCAGTAATGAATTCCTATAGCTTTCCCAGTTTAGTGAATAAGACTTATCCAATATACCGTTATTCTCTTTTCTTATTGCTTCATTTAAAGCATTAATCGTGTATAGTGTATTTGTCTCTTTCTTTCTGTGAATTGCCATAGTCTTATTGTTCTGTATAAAATCTTCTGTCTTTTCTACGTTATATGTACAGATTAGAGAATTGTTATCGTCCATATTCTCAAAAACGTATATCTTGTTAAATACTATTTCAGACGCCATACTGATTAATTGTGTAGTGTCTTCAAAGTCTTGTTTTGTACAAAATGTACATAATAATTGTGTTTTCATTAGATTAAATCCTTCAGTCGTGGATCTGTTCTGTCTGGTAGTTTATTAAACCACCGCACTTCTTCGTGCTCTAAACTTTTAGTTGGTAAAACAGCCATCTTCATTCTAGTTTCATAAATATAAAAGTTGCCACCTCTTGAATTTCTCTTTGTGGCTTTTAGTTCAACTGGGCTGTTTAAATGTGATCCTTGTTTTTTGACAAAAATAGAAACTTCTTCTATCGTCTCCCTACATGCTGCATCGATTGGTTCTTCGCCTGGCTCCACTTTACCTTTTGGAATTCCCCACTCATACGCATCTGTTGCATCCTTAACCAATACAACACCTGCGATCGGATCTCTTAATATTATTCCAGCAGTATCCATAACTTTTTCTTCCATTAATATATCCTTTAATTTTATCACTTAAAGACTCCTGCGCCTTTTTTACCAGATGTCATAATAAAATTAGTAAACCAATTCTTCTCCTCGCCTACCCTTTTGACTGCCTTGTACAAACCGTCTTTACTAATCTTACTCTGCCTTGCGACATCATCTGATATTTCTTTTAATTTTTCTTGTGATACTCTTATCTCATTGCTAATGATATAGTCCCAGACTCTTCCTGCAATGTTATCCCACTTTGCCTCTAACAATATGTCTTTTAGTTTTATCATTATTCTAATTCTTTAAATTTAATTCCATTTTGACTAATTACAGAATAGTTAAAATTCTTACCTTCAGCAGGAATAACTTTCATCTGGGGTGTTGACTTTCCTCTAAATATTACCCAGTATTTAGCTTGACCGCCTCCTATTATTTCATCTATTGCTTTTTGTATGTCTTTATCAAATCCTTTTGGATCTCTTACATACTTTAATTTTTTAAGATAGTTAATAATTGTTGCTTGAGTTAGTGAACCTTTTGAAGACGAAAAGTCTATTTTTATACCTGACTTTATATCATTTGCGTTTATTGGCTCTATTTCATACGACATCGGCTTGACACCTGGCCCTTGAAAAATTACCTGGTTTACAGAATTATCAGATTCACCAAGTAAGCTAGACATTATTGTATAAAACTCTCTTGTCACTCTTGTGTCTTCTTTGTTATATTCACCATTGACTATTTTTAATTTATTCTGTACCCTGTCTAGTAAGTAGTCTTTTAATTGAATTACTGGCGCAAATGCAGGAGATGATGCTGACAGAACATCCCACGCACCATCTGCCTCCATCTTTTTTAGTGTTTCTATTGTTCTAAGTACTTCTTTCCAAAAATCAAACTTACTTACAGATGCCTCAACTCCTGCTCTTATTGCAGCACTATTATTTTTTGCTGTGTAGTCTTTTACTTCATAATTTGTGTCTGCTTTTATATCAAAGCTTGTATTGCCGCCTTGAATTTCGCCGCCGTCTATAACCCATGCTAAATAAATTTCTCCTTTACCAATTCCTTTTGCATCAATATCAAATATTTTTGTTTCTAATCCACTCTTAAGAGATAGGGGATTTGAAGCAAATTTTTTAATACTCTTTCCTTTGCTTCCTAGACCTGTATAGAATTCTTGAACTTCTTTTGATGATAGAGATCCTAGTACTTTAGTTGCTGCTGTTAGAGGAGCACCTGTTGGTAGCTTTGTAAAGAAAGACTCAAATTTTGCTTTTTCACTATCACTTCCGTTTTCTTCCCAAACTGATGCGTTCTTAAAGCTTGAGTAAGATTTTGCCTCACTTATAATTTGTTTATCAAATAATCCTTCTACAATATCTTCAGGAATATGTTTTTTTAGTTCTTCCTGCACCATAAATACATGATATGCGTCATTTAAGTCGACCATACCGTTTGCTGTTTTTAGTGAGACCTTATCAACAGCATCACCTATAACTTTATTAATGTCCATTTATTCTCTCCGTTATATCTTGCATTTCCCCATAGTTTAAACCTGCCTTTATCTTAACAGGAAAGGAACCTGCATTTAATATTTTCTTTAACCGTAGTATCACTTCTAGTCCCTCTGTCCTATCTAGATCAAACAGAAAACTATCATACGTATATAATATCATGTTAGTGCTACGAGACTTTAAAAAATCTTGTATTTTCTTTATAGTCTCTATATTCTGCTCCGTTTCATACGATTGAATAAAATAGTTCAATACTTTATTTTTATTTGCATCAGGAACATTACTTGACGCAAACTGTCGTCTATAAATATGCGATTTAAAATGTTTATGCTTTTTAAAATAACCCCATAGTGCATCTGACATTTTATCAACTTTATAGAAAAACGGGTTCTCTTTTTCTGTTACTTTGACATTACCATAAAGTATCTGCCATGATATTCTTTTTGCCTCATCATATGAAGACTTATAAATAGTATCTGCAAAGTGCTGATGAAGTGATGCATCATCGGGCACATCGTATTTTAATATCTTTGCAAGTAGCCTTAGATGATATGCATCATAGTCAAATTCAACTAGCATTCCTGGATTATGCCTTGTCACTATCTGATTTCTTGTATCATCGTTCTTATTTAGTGCACCTAGATTAATTCCTCTAAATGTATTAGAAGGTCTACCTGTTGTTGTGAGTATATTAAAATTTGAATATGCATAACCATTCTTGAAAACTCTTTTGAAAGGACCCATTGTAATTTTAAGACCAGACTTTTCTAATCCTGCAAACGTTATTAGTGACTTATTATATTTTAAGTAGGGTTTTGTAATATTTTTAGGATCCTGTATAGTTGCTAATTTAGATTCTGAATACTGTATAACTTTTGTGATTGGTATCAGCTTGTTGATTCCTTGCTTTTTTGATGTTCCTAAGTGTTCAAAAACATGTGGAAGCACAGGCTTATCTACTTTTTCATTATTAAAGTAAGATAATAATTTTGCATCATAACAGTTTTTTAAACCTGTTAGGTGATAAAACTCTTTTGCATCATCTACAAAAAATCTTTTAATTTTTGATAATTCTGATAAATCTATTTCATTAGTTTTTGGCCAGCTTTCTGATTCTGTGTGGTCTAAAACGATGTTATAAACATCATCGTTATACTTTATTGTTATGATAATTGGATCACATTCTGCGGGGTGGTATCTAAAATCGTCAGAAACTGCTGTTGCAAATACTGTCTTATTGCTTAGCTTACTAACCAGATCATTGTATTGTTGTCTGCTTTCTATAACCAATTTTATAACCTTTGTTTATATATATCATTTGTATTTGTGAAAATTTAAATATATTTCTAATACCCACCTGTGTCATTATTTGAGATTGTCATTGATCCTTGCTGTGCACCTGTAAGTGGGCTTTGCTGTGTGTTTATTTTTGGTGTTGCCGGCGCTGATTGTGATACATTTACACGAACTATTATTTCACTAGGATTTAACTGATGATTCACACCTAAAACTCCAGGATTTATCATTGCTTCTCCGTTCTGATGTAGATGATACTTCCCTACATATTCTTCTCCACTCTGTTGAAAAATCCACTGTCCTGGCAATGCGTCTAAATTAACCTGTGTTATGGGATTGTTTTGAATTTGTTCTGTGTTATTTTGCACAGCCATCTGTTGCATTACTGGCTCTTCTTCAGGTTCTTGAGCTTCTGTTATTGGTGCTGTTGGATTTGTATAGGTTGGATTTTGAAGTAATAGCTCTCCTAAGTTTCTGTCGTCTTCAAACTTTGACTGATGAAGATGAAGTGTAGGTATTACTTCTGATATTCCTGGTATCTTCTTTTCTGCAACTCTTAATTGTTTAGAATTGTGTATTTCTGCCTGCTCCTCTGATCCCCCTATTTGCCATTCTAGCTTGACAAATTTAAACAGATTAGTTCTTGTTGGCTTTTCGACTTCAATAATCTTTGGAATTTCTTCCATTTTATTTATTGCAAAATGTCTTGTCATAAATAAACTGTCAAACGGTAGATCTTTTTTTGTAGAATACTTTATTTTAGGATAATCATCTCTATTTTTTGTTGGCTTGAGAAGATAGTATACTTCTTTATTTAACTTCTTTAGTCTGTATATTACTTCATTTGTTGCTCTTAAAACGTAAGTAGTAGTTTTATCATCTTTATAATAAATCATGTACTCTTGATCTCTTCTAATTTGTATTCCTTTGCTATCGTAAAATTCACCTATTTTAGTCTTTAAGGGGCCTTCTTGCATTTCAATAATCATTAATAATCTCCTGATCCTCTTGGCCTACCTGGAAACCTTGTTGCTCTACCTAAAGTCTGTCTTTCTTCAAATACAGATCTGTTGACGTCTAATGTCTTGTCAGGATTCATAAAGTCATCTAAGTTGTCATATTCAAATAGTGTTGTTCCTCCAATATTAAATGATGTATTACTGTCACCTATTCTGTGATAAGAGTCTGTATCAGCAGGGTCGAAATAAATTGTATCTTTTATCTGATCATCTGGCTCAAGTATTATAGTTTGTGCAGGTGGAGGATATGGATCATTTACAGGTGGTGGGCCAGGAGGTGCTCCTCCTCCAGCAGGTGGTGCTTTTGGCTCAGGTGCCTTGACAGGAGGTATATCAGGCTCTGCTTTAATAAAGTTACTTATCTTTTCTTTGTATACTTCTCTGACTATATCTCTTGACTTTGATACTTCTTTTTCTTCATATAAGGCATCTTTTGATTTGTTTAGTGCTGCTGTTATTTGAGTGTCCCATCCGTCTGCACTTATTGTGTGTGTCAGTCCCATTACTGAAAAATACGTCTTTGGCATAATATCATTTGGCTTGACATATGCAGGTTTTCTAATTGAATAGTCTACTTGTCCATATACTTCTGGAAGATAAGACAGCCTAAACATATCACCCGGATAAATTCCTCCGCATCCTTCTATTGTCATGTCAACGTTTATTGGCATTGTCAACGGCCCTTGATTATTTGCAGAAAATCTAGTGAGAGGTGACTCAGACAAGAACCACTTCATTGCTCTTTTAAACGAATCTATTAGCTCCCCTTTTGAATTATAAGGCTGCCTATAAACTTTTTGACCTTTATCATTTATATCATATGCAAACAGTTTTGCAAGATCTTTAGCTGATGATTTTCCTGACTTTACATCTTCTAATGCTTTTGTTTCTAGCTTTACTCGAATTTCTTCGTGCTTTTTTCTAAATTGATCTAGAAATTTTGTTGTAGCAACATTTGATGATATTTTTTCTAATATTGGTGGTATTGTATGGCTCCATCTTTTTTCACCGCCGCCTCCTTTTGTAAGGCCATCTGGAGATAATAAAGGTGTAGACTGATCTGTATGTGCGAATTCAAATAGGTTGCCGTAATCAGGGTCTGGTGATGGGTCTGCATTAATTTGAAAGTGACCTATATTTGCTGGATCTGAGAAGAGGAGTCCTACTTGAATAAATTTATCTTCGTCGTTATCGTCTGTTCCGTCTTTAAAGTAAAGTTTTATCGCATCTTCATTTGAATTTTTTTCGCCTTCTTGTCTAGCACCTGAGAATCCTGCTGTTATTGCAAATTTATCAGGTATTGTTGATTGAAGTGATATGTCTTTAATTAGTGAATTAAATCCAAAGTTATCAAAAACATAAGAATTCTTTGGGCTTGTGTCTTCATCATCACCTGTTTCAGATCCTTCTGAAGATTGTTCTGCAACTACTCTAAATGTCGATATTGCGTCTGTTATGTTATCTGCTTTGTCAATAGTAAAATTCCACAACTTTATATCACCATTAATAACGTCTGCTAGTTTAATCATAGAACTCTGTATTGTTGCTCCTGTTGTAGAAAATACAGACTTTATTTGGCTTAAGTTCATATAGACATTTCTTAAATATCCTTCTGTCTTTTTATCATTTGTTGCAAATAAGTATCTATTTTCTTTTAGTACCTCAGTCTCTATTAATTCTGCCAATTGTCTGTATGGTGACTTTGTATCTGATTTTTCTCCTACTTTTGCAAAAAACGAAGAAGGAAACTGACCCGGTAAAATAAATTTTGAAGGATCATAAGTGTAAAGCTCAGGATCATTCTTTATCTTTACTGATCTTAAATTGCCGGCATTTGTAGTTGGAGTTTTGTCTAATGATCTAAAGTCTGCAAGTACTTTTCCGTCTGACTTATCAGATCTTGTATAAAAAGATACGATGTTATCTTCAAACCATCCCCACCTAATCCAAATTTCACTAGAAAAGTCTCTTGCTCTTTTTAATACTGCTGTTTCTTCACCATCATTGTCTAATTCTCTCTCAAAAAGAACAGGTCTTTCTGATCCGTCTTTGCCTGTATCTCTTAATATTGCTAAAATATTAAAATCTGGAGATGCTACTACATTTACACCTGCAGGTAATTCTAAACTCTCATCTTTGCCATCTAGATTATCTTTAAAAAACTTTATTATTATCTCTAAGTCGAGTGATGCTACCCTATCAGGCAGGCTGAGCTCTTTTGTAAACTTTCTTCCTACACCATACTGATCATTATTGTCACGATCTTTTGACATAATATCTTTTAATAACTCATCTGCAAATTCTTCAAATGTAGGCTGTTTTACAGGAAATGTTTTTAACTCAGGAGGTGTCTGTTGTAATGCTGTTAGTGACTTATCAAATATATTTGACCCTCTCGATATCATCTCTGTCACACAGTCAAATCCGCCGTCTGGTCTTTGTGACCATGTAAATTTTGTAATTGGTCCTATTAATCCTGACCAGTCTCCAAAATATTCTATTTCTAGTTTATCCCACTGAGCCTCTACAGTTTTTTTCAATTGACCGTCTACAATCTCTAACGTATCTTTAAATAAGTCTTGGTTTATTTTTACATGTTGACCTTCACCTAGCAAGAACTGAGGTACGTCTCCTGCTCTTCCTGCAGGTCTTTGTGACCTTACCCAGCCAAAGTCTAATATTATATTTTGACCTGATGACAGAAAAGAGCCTTTTTGATACATTTCTAACTGCTCTAATGTAAAGCACGACCAATTTATAGTTGCTTTTCTAACTGCTCCACCGTATCCTGTATATTCAACAGAGACATTATTTATTCCTGCAACTGGCTTTACACCAGGAACTGCAATTTGCTGTTGATGTGGGTGCTCATGTCCTTTTTCTGGCACTGTATCATAAAATGCCTCTGAGGCACCTTTAACTCTACTGTCTAGAGATTGAAAGAAGTCTTCTCCGTCTGCACCAGGAGTTTCTCCTGTAATTCTTGCATCATCTATATTAAACATTCCATAGATAATATTTGTCTTTCTTGTACCGGGAGAAATCATTCTTATATAACAATTTTTAGAAACTTGGCCTTCTCTTGTTAGTACAAAATCTTCGTTAGCTTGGGACTCTGCTAGTAGTGATGATCTTAATTCTTGACCTGCATATTCAGACATTGCTTTTACGCGTGCATCCAAACCTTGCTTAATATTCGGGTCTATGTTGTGTCTAAAACCTGCCATTGCTATTTTAAGTTTTCAGAATTAAATGCTCTTAAAACTTCTCCTATATCTGTAGGTATTCTTAGTTGTGATGCTGGCTCTAATCCTATATCAGAAGGATTTAAGCCGTTTGCTTTGCTTATTATCCACCAGTAATTGACATCACCATAATATTTGTGTGCTAATAAATCTAGTCTTTCACCTTGAACAACATTGTGAAATATATCAGTGTCTCTCTCTGGAATTGCAGGATATAATGTTGGCTTAAAGTATCTATCTTTATTGCTTGATATTTTTATTCTTGCATCTTTATATCTGTTAAACATACTGCTCTCTTATTATGTTACTGACTCACGATCTAAAAACTCGCCTATTGGATTGCCTTTGTTTCTTAGTGCGCCTGCTGGTGCAAATGGTCCTGCTTCTTCATTTTTCAAGTCTGAATATGTCTGACCTGTTCCATCATTATTGAGCCATTTTAAATTATAATGTGCTCCTCTATTTAGAGGTAAGTTATCACCAATATATTGAAAACCAACAGAGACATTAATTCTTTTTGTAAACATTAGACCTCTATCTGTTTCCCATGTGCTGTCTTGCGGAAATGTTACTGAGCACTCTGTCAAAAATCCCATTTGGTCATAAATAATATCACCTACTGTTAACCTTATCATTGGACCTGACATCCTATAAAATGAGTCCAAATTTGGATAGCATAACCCTACAAGATAGTTTACTTTTTCTAGTAGTGCAGGAAATTCTTGTTTTGTCTTAGGATAAACTACAAAGCTAAATGATAGTGATCTCTCTGTTCCTTGATAAGTGTATGAAGATACTGGCCTTCCTACAAAAGATGTAGGATTCCAAGTAGGCTGTATTGAGTCTTCAATATCACCATCAAAACTTGCCCTAAAAGGTATGTCAGTTTGGTTGTGTAGATCATGAAAATTTAATGGTATAAAATCATTTGATTTTAATCCAATTGTTTGAGCACCGCCTTCATTGTCACGAACTCTCTTCATAACTTTTTGTGCGTTTACTTTATCAACGCCTTCATATAGTAATTTTTCTCCGTCATGATAAACAGGAGAATCACCAAAGACTCCTTTCTTAACATCTAAAAAGTCTGCTCTGAGTCCTTGTCTTCCTATTGCATAAACTTTATTTCTTCCTTCTAGCCTTGCACCTGATGTTGGTACTGCTGGAACATTTCCTCCTTCTGGAATATCATCTGCGTGGTCGAGCAAACCTATTCTTTCTAAGTTTATTTTTTGCTGCTTGTTATTAAGTTCTCCAGGTGTAAGTAGAGAATCTCCATATCTGTTCATTAAGTCCAGCTGATTATATCCTAGTGTCCTGTATCTATGTGCAAGCCCTTGTGAGTTCTCAGAATAATATTCATTTAGTGTTTGATCTCCTTTTATAGGTCTATCTACTACTAATGGTGTTCTCTCTTCTGGAAAATCACCTTGTTCACCATCAAAATTTTCAAATTTTTCTCTTATGTTTCCTAGTGCTGTTGGTCGTAATTTATCTTCTAGTACATCATATTGTAAATTTGTTGCTTTAAATTTAGAATCAAAATAAAATCCGACTGTTGGATCTCCTATCTCTACCTCTTCATTAAAAGCATCTCTAAAGTATTTTCTAGCACTATTAGAATGTGCTGCTGTAAGATCGCCTCCATTCCAGTAAGTATTTGCTGCTGTATAGGGTATTGAATTTACGACGTTTATAGAGGGAAGTATTGGGTTTAAGAAATCATTTGCAGCATTTTGAAAATAAGCTGCTGCTTGAGCCCAAAAGCCTCCTTCTTCTGGTGCATCTTGATCAGTTAGTATAAAGTTCTTATATAGAAAAAGCATTTTTGAGTGTGTCTGTGGATCGAATTTACCAGCATCTCCACCATATAATCTCACAAAGTTCATGTCTGTAATAGTCTCTGTGCCAAATGTATTTAGATCTATTCTTGGTGTATTTTTTAAATAAGAAGGCTTTCCAAATATTGCACTTCCTATTGATATTCCTCTAACACCTGGATAGAATCCTGCTTGGAGACCGATTGGATCAAATGTACCGAATTCTGCAGGAAGGCCTTCAAATTCATCTGCACTAGGATCAGCACCACCTTGCATTATGTGATATATTGCCTGCCTCTCAGTTCTTTTATTTATAAACCTTTCATACATATCACCTGAATTCTTTACTAATTCTAAGTGCCTATCAGCAGCTATGTCTGCATTGCTTCCGCCTCTTTGTAACTGAACAGTATAACCTATTAGAGGATTTTGACCTACTGGTCGAAATGGTGTATCTTCTGCAGATTCTTGTCCAAAGTAATAAGAGTTTGCAACACTATCATCAAGTCCAGGATAACCTTCTAATTGTGGTCTTCTCATATAACTAAAAAGATCTTGATTATCTACAGAGTCTGCCCATGTAGATACTAAAATGCTTTTTGACTTTAGATTATCTAATCCGCTAAATGAAATAGAGCCTTTTAAACCTGATATTGTCGCTTCACCACCTGCATGTGATATTGTATAGGACTGTGGAGTTGGTGGGTTTGTATCATCAAAAACTGATGCTGCTGTGTTTACAGTTATCGGGTCTCCATCATTTAAAAATTGTTCTAAAATTTTATCTCTTGCACCAGTTACAGTTGTTCCGGAATGACCGTCATCAAATGTTTGTGCGGTATCTGACTCTGCACCTATAGAATCATATCTAAAATTTCTTAATTTTGATGAATCAAAGTCTTTTAAACTCATATTAAGCTCCGCTAGATCTACCTATATTGTTAACTGCTGCTGTTATTTCTTTGTTTGTTCTTATAATTTCTGACATTTGTGAATTAGAGTTATTTACGAGTGCCTGTAATAATGCAACTTGCTTTGTTCCAGACTCACTCACTCCTCTATTACCTGCTAGTGAAGCAAACATAGCTGGATCTTTTACACCTGCTACTGTGTCGCCTCCTGAAAATCTTTGGATTCCCTCTCCTGGTCTCATTATAAAGTCTTGTGATACGCCTCCAGATACGTTTTGCTCTTCTTCATCAAACAATTTAAACCCAAGAAAGCCTGTTAACTTATTAATTTGTTCTTTTGCTGCTGCTATCATCTTACTAAAAACATTAGTGATACCTTCTATAACAGTATCTTTTACTTTAGTAAATGATTCTGTTACTGTAACTAGAATATCTCCTGCCTTCGCCTTAAGGTTTCTTGCACCTGTCATTGTGGAGTCTTTAACATTTGTAAAGAATCCTGATATTGAAGCTTTTATTTCTGTGATTTTTTCTCCCATCGCACCTGCAGTATTTGACATAAAGTCTCCTGCTCCAGCCAGAAATTTCTTTGCTCCTTCAAATGCAGCGGTAAGTCCTCTTGCAACTGCAGCACCAACTTGTGGAAATATTTTAGTAGTCAAAAGGCCTACTAGACTTCCTATTCCATATCCTATTGCAGCACCAATCGGACCGCCAAATATTGTACCGATTCCTGCTCCTACTGCTCCGAGTCCTATGCTTGTACCAGCACTTTTCTTTTCATCACTACCACCAAAAACAAACCTAGCAATATCTATAAGTGGTGCTAAAAACATAGACATTTTACCGAGAAACGGTAAAAATTTTGAAAATAAACCACTCATTTTAGTAAAAGCCTTGCCAAGAAAACTACTATTACCTAAGAATTTTTTCAAACCTTTTACACCGATTATTGTTCCTGCTACTGAAGCAATTCCTGCTGTAATAGTTCCCACCATACCAGCACTGATCTGGAAAAATATATCTTTTAATGTTTTATTTGCCTGCTTTTGAAGCTTTACACCCATGTCGACCTCTGCTTCTCCTTCTCCGCCTCTTCTAACCATTGCTGCTAAATCTTCTACACCAACTCCAATAGAATCAGCGAGTGCTTGTCTAGCAACTGCATTCATCTGATTAAATTCTTCTTCAGTTCCGATTTGTTTAACAATCTCTTTCATTGCACCTTCAATATCATTATTTAGTGCTAAGTTTCTAGCTCTATCAAGGTTTAAGTCCCTTCCAATAAGTACCGATGCTTCAAATTCACTTGCAATTGAAGATTCTAAATTTAGTAGGCTGTCTGCTATTTGTCCTGCTTTAGTTAAGTTAATTCCTAATTTTTGTGCTTGTATTGCAGCTCTTGCCATCCCCTCTGCTGTTCCATCAGAAAACTTTGCTAGCATCTCTGCATTTGTCGCCATGTCTTCTAATACTTGACCAGGTATAACCCCTGCCATTTCTGACATAGATGCTAGTCCTAATTGCAATTGAGATGCTTGCTCTGCAGTTGCACCTGTAGTATTTTGAAATAATTCATTTACTGTTGCAAGTGATTGCTCAGATGCTCCTGTGTCCCTTGCGATAAATGCTATATTTTGTGATAAACTTTTAGATTTTCCTGACGCAGTATCTAAATTATTTGATGCAAGACCTAATGCAATATTTGCATCACCTATATTATCATTTAGACCGATAAATGATAGACCTATATTTCTAAAAGTGAATATTTGTTGTCTTGCAACCCTATTAGTAACGCCTAAAGAGTCTTGAAATTTTTGAGCCTGCTCAGCAGCAGATTCTACAGCAGCTGCAACAGCTGCAGCAGCAGACGCTAATAAGTCTGCTTTTGTAAGGCTTATGTCAAATTTATCTGCTAGTGTTGTTGCATGATGTGCAAAACCTTTACCTGCCTTAGCACTACCTTTCATGCTTTTGAATATTGCTCCTGAAGCATCTGCACCTTCAGAGAATGCACCCTGAAATACGTCTTCTGCTGATTTTTCTAATTCTTTAATTTTGCTATTTAATGCTTCGGCTTGATCGTCGGATAAGTTCCTAAAACCTGCTCCTGCCTTAATAACTTCAGCTTGTAACTCTGCTATTTCACCTGTTAGTTGAGCTGCTTTATCCGCTCCCGCTTCAGTAGAGTCTGCAAATTCTGATGCTAATTGTCCTAAATCTTCAAAAACACCTTTTTTGACAGGATCTGCAAATGCTTTTCTTGTAGCCTTATCTACACCTTCAAGTGCTTTTTCTATCTTGTTTGTTAACGACTGTCCATACTTTTTTGCTTCTTTTGTCGCATTCTTAAAATCTTTTCTTCTTCCGTCATTTGCTTTTTTATGAACTTTTGAGTAATCTTCTACTTGTTTACTTAAGTCTATATATGCTCTTTTTTCATCACCTGTAAGCTCTATCCCTTCTTTCTGATAGCGCAGTAATTTTTCCTCCATATCTTTTTGCTTTGATAGGAGTGAATTATACTCTCTCTGTATTTGAGCTCTTGTTTTAAGGTCTTTGTTTTGTGCCATAAGTTATTATAAGCCGAGTCTTTTAGCCATTGCACTAGACTTTTTTAATATTTTTTCTCTTCTTTCAGGATCCATATTTTTAAGCCTCTTTTCAAATGACTTAGCTAATTTCTTCTGTGCTTTTTCTAGATCACGTATTGCAGCGTCTGACTCAGTATCTGAACCAGATAACCCTAGTGCATTTTTTATTTTATCTGAATTTGATGAAACCGCTTTTGCTGCAACATATACAGCCATATTTCTTGCAAAATTTGTTAGGAATGATTCGTCGATCTTTTTAGACATAGTAGCCTCCAATTAATACTTTCTTAATGATAAATATGATGAAAATATCTTTTATGCTACTTCTTTCGTGACGCCTTATCTATCTTTTCTTGCTCTTTCTTTTTTTGTTCAGCTAACTTGTTCATGTAGAATTTACGAAGATAGATAGGCATATCATATACATCACTAAAATTAAATCCTCCCTCTGAAAAGTATATTAGCTGAAATATGCCCTCATGTACTATGGGCCGGTATTCAGGGGTTACCGGGAGGGCCAGAAGAAATTTACTGCAATTGGTAGTTCAACGTCTGAGTTTTCACCACACGCATTGCAAGAGAACACTGTACCAAAGTCTATGTCTGGCTGTAATTCTGAATAATGTTCTCTATAAGCTCTAGAGTCCATAGCAAAAAATTCATTGTTTATAAAATTATTAATAAACTCTTTTCCTTCTTCACCATCAACAGAAACTATCTGTTTTCTAAGTCTTGTAGTAACTTCAGACGTTCTACCACCCATAGCCTTTTTCATTCTTTCGACCTCTACAGTAGCGTCTTGCTCGTCCTGATGTGTCATAAATTTAAATTCTATTTTTCTTCCAGAATTAGGTAGTTTAAATTCAAATCTATTTTTGCCTTTAAATTGTTCTTCATCAATAGGCTTATGCTCAAAAAGAGTCAAATCATATTCACAATCTTTCTCTACTGTCCCACAGTGAGGACATGTTGTATCTACTGCGTATGTCTTACCGTAACCCAGTATCCTTGCTGCTAACATTACTGCATTTTTATCACCTATTAGTAGCTCATCTAGTCCTACTTTAGTTACTATTAGAGATTTTAACAGCTGGTCAATAACAACACCCTTCTTAATAAGGTTTTGAGAAGTCAATATGTCTTCTTCCTTTGCTGTCATATATTTCATTTCTATCGTCCCTTTAGACAACGGATGTCCTTCAGGATATAGAAGTCCCTTGCTGGGTAGGTCAACTACCTCAGTTGGGAACTTAGGTTGTTCTTTAGGCATTATAACTCCTTTTTCTATTTTTTAACTACAACTATTTATCACATCAACACAGAATGCCACATTCATTAACTGATGTCTGATATAGTGTCCTTAGAACTGTAATACTGCGTAATCGTATCTAAGAGTACAAGTGATTTCTACTGGATCACTTGTAGCCCAGTCTAAATCTCCAAAAGAAGCAGACTGGATATAAGCACCAACAAGTTGCCATTCTTCAATGACGTCACCTACTGGTCCTAGTAAATTAAAAGTAACGTTTTTCTTATAAAAATCTGAGTATCCATCACGGCCTGTTACTGACTCGTGAGATAAACGAACCCATTCCATAACAGCCTGTGAAGCTGAAGGAACGATTGGATCGTACATTGTTATATCAAGTGTTTGCCATTCCCCTTTACCCTTAACATAGCGCTTTACGTTTATGTGATCAAGTGCAACTTCTTCAAACTCGATACTTGGACGACTGGCAGCCTTGATAGTGTAAGCAGGAATGCCCTCTATATACATAATGAACCGGTTCTGAACTTTCGGTTCGAATTGTGTGAACATTATATCGTTCGGATCAATCAATTGTGGCATTCTATTTCTCCTGTGTTACAATTTTATCGATAATAAATATCATTAAAGCAAGAAATAAACATAAAAACAAAAAAGCCCGAAGTATTATTTCGGGCTTTTAAGTTAATTAGGTGTCTCTTAGCTTGGGAAGCTAGCACCTGTAGGTTGTACGATAAAGTCCAATACAATAAACTCAACTGAACGTGCAGGTTGTAGGAATATCTGTCCTACTAACTGATTACGATCAATTACGTCTGGAGTATTGTTAGTATCATCCATAACAACTCTGAAAGCTGTCAGACCTTGATTAGATTGTACAGACTCTAAGTAAGGATTAACAATGTTCAGGAACCTGTTCCTAGTAGCAACTGTATTGTTTTCAAACAATAAGTAGCGTGAAGAACTTGCAACGAACTTCTTAACCCTGATAAGTAGTCTTCTTACATTGATCCTATCAAGTGCTGAAGGTTTAGCTTGTAATGTTTTCTGTCCGAAAACAACTACACCTTGACCTGGGAATGAAGCAATAGGATTAATCCTGTCTTCATATAACAAGTCTCTTTCAGCATGTGTTAGACGTGTTTTAGCCTCTAATACGTTAGCTAAGCCACCACGATTTAGACCTGCTGGTGCAAACCATTCGTGTGCTACTCTATCGTTTTGTGCTATTACACCTGGAATTACAACTGAAGGTGGTACCCAAGTTGGTAGATTAACGCTATCATCAAGAACCTTCACCCAAGGATAATAAGCAGCTGCGTAGTTTGTGTCAATAGACGATACTGCGCTAGTTGCTGCTGATATTCCATCATTCCATTGTGCAGGATCAAAAATATAGAAAGCATCGCCTCTATCTTTTACCATATCCATTGCATGATTGATTGGGTTAGGATGCAAGTTGTAAATAAGACCAGGAGTAGCTAACAAGTTAATGTCAAATTCATCCTGATTACTTACTGCGTTAATTGCCCTCTTATAAGCAACTGATCCACTAGAAGCTGCGTTTGCGCAGTCAAATCCTTGTTGGTTTGTTGCTATTATATCACCAGCTGTCTTCTTCTTAATAGCAGGATTAGCACCGTCGAATCCACCTTGTAGAGGAACTACGAATTTGTGCTGTGCTACGTTTGAAGTACCCAGTGTTATAAACTCAGACGCATCTGAAAATGTTGATGATCCACCAAAATCTCCTGATGATGCAGATGGGTGCCCTTTGAAGTCATTAAGACTCATAGTCACGTTAGCACCTGCTACTGCTCCTACTGGAAGCGGTGACAAGTATTCTCTATTGATCTTCTTTGAGAAGTCAAAACCGTGAAATGATGAGAAGTCTTTTTCACCTGTTGATGCATTTGATTGTACTGATACAAAAGATGCAGTTGCAACTGGTGATGCTCCAGCAGCGCCTATATTAACTGTAGGTACTGGCTGTAAGACTTTCCCGTGACCAAAAGGAACTAACGCTGCAGGTGCACCGTTCTTGATAATATCATAATTTGATACGTAAATATACTTAGACATATTTGGCCAGTCACCATTATAGGTTAACTTACCGTCTGAATCTATTGTGACATATCTATCACCAATTTTTCTAGCAAAATAGTTTGCTGAAGTTGGGTCTAAATTAAGATTATCAAACTGTTCTACAACAACATCATCAGATTCTTTATAAGAGTTTTGGTCTATTTCTCTAACCTGTAAAGAAAAAGATCCGAAATCTGATCCTGCTATTGATCCTGCTTGTTTTACATTAGCTATAGCTATCTTGAATTTACCGTGTGTGTCAACTTCACCGTGTGATCTTAAATTAACTTTAAAAAGATTTGTAGTTGCATTATTGATCTTTTGTGATGTGATAAACGGTGTTACAGCATTCTGGTAGTCTTGCTTTAAATTAACAGCATTCAATGATCCTGTTACATTTGTAGCACCTGCCATTGCTGTTACTGGCTGAAATAACTTATATAGGTAAAATGGTGAGTCCTGACCTTGTGCCTTTGTTGACATTGGGTTAGCACTAAATACATCTCCTATGTAAGTTGCTGATGTAGAGTCTAGTGATGCTGTAAACTGGTATGATCCTGTACCAATATTAAAAGAGCTAACAGATCCAGTAATGCTAGTCCCATTTAATTCCGCGTCTGGATTTAAATTACTAGGAGCTAATACTGCCACCTGAGTTGCGTCTGCTGATGATGATACTAGTGCACCGATACTAAGCATATTGGCTGAATAACCGCCAATACCTAAAACTCTAACAATCGTAACAGAGCCAGCACTGCGTAAGTACTCGCGTACTGTAAATGGGACGTATAAATCTTGATCTAGACCTCCAAACATTTCCGCGAATTCATTGAAATTACGTACAATTGTAGGAACAAAAGCAGGACCTTTTTTAGTAGGTCCGACGATTGCTGCGCCAATTTCAGCGATTCCTTGCGGAAGGAAGGAGAGATCTTTTTCACGAGTAAATACTCCCGGTGAGACAATTCTCTCTGCCATTATGGTTCTCCGATTATTTTGTGTTCATGAACAAAAACTTTTATTCAGGAATAAATATACATTAAACCATTGAAAATGCAGTTGTTTTTATTTGTCGTCTTTTGGAGCTTCTTTTTGCTTTGGAGCAGGTGTAAATATACCAGTCTTTGGATCTAATTGACCTTGACCATACTTTTCATTAAAAGTCTGTGCTAGCTGCTGCTCTGATTCTTGTAAGTTGCTTAACTCATCTAATAGTGATTCTTCTAAAGTCTCAAGCTGCTCAGCTGCTTTTTCATGCTGTATCTGCTGCATCTTTAAATTACCCATTCTCATCTGTATATTTTGATAAGATTCTTGTACGTCCTGTAGACTCTTAAGTTCATCATCTGTGAATTTTACTTCTGACATTTTATTTTCCTCATAATTAATTTTCATAACCAGTTATATATATTATCTTAAATTTTCAAAATTAAATTTTTATTCATTGTCATTAAAAATGGAATCTTCAGACCACCAGTCACTACTGCTAGAAAAGATACCTAATATCTCTGATTGTGTATACTCTTTAGACTTTGTTGTCAAATTACTTACTGAACTTGGCATGCTTCCTTCATATTTTACGTATGTATAAGATCCTGAGACATCAGTATTGAATTCTTGCCCTGAAGAAGTTACTTCTCTATATCCAGGAAATTTATGTAGCGCAGTAACCTGTGTTACATCTAGGCTGCCTGTCTCTGCTGTACTAAAAATTACCCATTTATGATTGGTGTACATAAAATGGCTCCAATGCATATTTATCCTGACCTGTATTTGTTCCGTCCCACCAACACTTACATACTGGACAAAAAGATCCTGTTACTAGTGAGCCTGATTCATCTTCACTAGAGTCTAAATTATTTTCCTCTACATCTACAAGTACTGATCCTGAATCATGTGATTCTAATGATATTATTTTATAGCTGTCATTATCACACACATATGCTGAGCTTGATAGTTCTGTCCCATCATTACATTCTTCAGGATATGATTTGTGTGTTAATCTTGGTACATACATATTTTTTCTCCTATAACACTCTTATACCAACGTTTAGTGCTCCTATCTGTGCTCCGTAGTTATACCACTGAAATCTCATTGAATCTGAAGTAGCTGTAAATGAGTTATGTCTTATAAATGATGCTTTAATTTGATTACTTGCGTAGCCACTGCTAGATGCTTCATAATAGACGTAGCCAGTCGCGCTTACTCCTGTTCCGCTTGAACCAGTCCCTCCGGAAGACTTACGTACCCACTTTCCATACTGTGATGTACTCGTCTGAAAATTGAGGCTAAATGTAAGACCTGAAACTTTATAGCTTCCGCTGTCCATTTGATAACGGTATCTGTCACTAGAAACACTTCGAGGATTATTACTAGCCTGTCTCCAATTACTATAATATTGATTTGGATTAAGCAAATTAGATCCATCAGTTCCTGTTAGGTCGTATCTATAGAGCTGCGGATCTCCTCGCCAACCTTGATAATGGATTTGGGTCGTATACATAAAATATATTTCTACTGTTTCACCTACTATTGATCCATTTGCGTAATCCGAACTAGAAAAGTCTACATCGTATGTTTTTAGAGATGTTCCACCATCACTAGTAAACAATGAATTTGATGCGTCCCAAGTTGTTGGATAATAACCAGCAGAGGCTGTGCTTCCGCCGCCTCCGCCGCCATCGTCACCTCCGCCTCCACTATCAGGCACATCGACACCTAAGACATTTGATATTGTATCTGAATCATAAGTTACTGTTCCAACTTTTGAAATGTCTGCAGTTGCAACAGTTCCTATTTTTGAAATGTCTGGCATATTATGATAGAGTAACTGATGTTCTATCTGGATTAAAATAAATTAAGCAATCATTGTATGGCGCATGTCCGCCAGTATTGTTTTGTGCATTTTTCTGTATAACATTTCCGACAATTCTTACAAAGTGACCAGATGTTGCAGTTGGTGTAATATCATATCCACCTAATTTTGTTCCTGATACATAGACCTCTGCTCCAATTTCTGGTGCATCTTCCATCATCTTATCCTCAAGCCTTATTACACCCTCAATTAACATTCCAACTTCATAAGACTTTCCTGTTCCACATGCAATTGCCATTATATTTGTTGATCCAGAATTAGCTGTTGATGCTATTGCACCATACCAATGTCCTTCTTCTGCGGTACTAGCATCTTGCCTCAAGACATATAATTTTCCTCTTTCGACATCAGAGGTACCTACTTTTAAAACTTTTCCGCTAAATGCATGCGCTTCTGGAGAAGCACTAGAAGTTCCATAACTACTACTAGTTGATGATTCCCAACCAGAGTTATCGTATGGTCCTAATGAGTAAACAGTATTGAAAGGTGATAATGAAGGAAATCCACTTTGTGTAACTGCATTTCTCTCTTCTTGAGGTGCAGATGTTCCAATTACAGTTAGTGGAACACCGTCTCCTAATTCCACAGAGTTTCTTGCTGTTACTTTCAATGGGCCTGTACCTATCGGAGATCCTACTGCAAACTGATCTGGCATTTGCTTTGTGCTTTGGCTAACTTCTGAGCTTTGTAGCTTAGTCTGATTGGGCTGGTCAACAGTAAAAACTCCTTCACCTGCTATAAGAATAGATCCTGTGCCTAACATTCTTACAGTTGGATCTGCAGTTGTCTTTTCAGTTGATGACCCCATACTTGATGAGAAATGTGCAAAACCTTCTCTATCAATTGTTGCAGTTGGTCCTGCTACTCCTAGCTTATATGTTCCATCATTATAAGCTTCAAAAAGTGGCAATCCAAATTTTGTCGCAACAGAAAAGAAAGATGATGTTACTTCCCTTGATCCTTCAGCTCCTTGATATGGTCCATCTCCCCAGTCATCAGATACTGAAAACATTTCTACAGAGCTTTTATTTTGTGCAAGAATTAGAGAACCTGTTCCATGTAATTTTAATGTTGCTTTGCTTAGAGTTGTTAGCGAATCTAAACTGCCAGTTTCAGAACCGATACCATAAGTACTTTGACTAATAAAAAAATTACCTTCTCTATCTAGGATTCTCTTATCTTCTTGCCCCATAGTAAAAGTACTGTCATTATGTACAGAGAACATCTGAAGTCCGAATGGTGATACTGCGGTAAATGCAGTGGAAGAAGTAAACTCTGTAACTTCTGTTCCTAAGACATCTGTAGATCCTACACTAAATTGACCTGATCTCGCATCTTCTGATACTACATTGAATACTTGTCCTATTCCTGATACTTTTAAACTAGCATCTCCGTCCTGACTAGCTGTGTAAACTGATTCAGGATGTGTAGCTCCTGAGATATGCATTGTCATATTTCTTTTTAAAAAGAATTCTTGAGTTGTCTTGGGAAGAGGCCATTCTAAAGTACTGTCTTCGTAAAATGTAAATATTGGCAGACCAAACGTACTGTTCATTGATATAATAGCACTAGCAGTCATAAATGTAACTGGTGACCAACTACCTGTTTCTATTCCTGTAGCATTGTACGAATACTTGTTATCAACAGAAAACATTTGACCCTGTGTTCCTAGTATGCTCATAACAGATCCGGATCCATGAACTTCTAATGTCGCTATGTTACCAGAAACAGGTACAGCAGATGTGCTTATAAATAGAGCTGGGTTCCTAGGGCTTGATCCTGTTAGTTCTAGTGATGCATTTGCATATTTTATATCGCCTGCAGCTGTCCAAATACTACTTCCACCTCCTCCGCCGCCTCCGCTGGCATCGTCCCAAACTACTTTAGATCCATCCCACTTTAAAAATTGTCCTGATGAGGGAGAGTCTTGACCTATTTTTGTAACTTCTCCTGAGCCATCTATTGTTATTGCAGCTGTTCCGCCTGCCTCTGTTATACTACCACCGTCATCTAATATTATATTGCCTGCTACTGATAGATTATTTGCTCCAGGATCTGCAGAACTTCCTACTCTTACACCACCAACAAAAACACCGTAATCTTCAACGTAAAGCCTACCGTCACCAGGGTCTGATGATGTTGTACCAACTCTTAATGCATCAATCCTAGCATAGTCGTTGACAAATAAATCTCCGCCTACAGTTAAATTACTTCCGTCAAATGTTAAATCAGAGTCTCCTTCAATTGTTGTTGAATTTGTCCATATCGCAACCTGATTATTTGAAGGTGTGCCTGTATTTGATACATTTCCACCTCCTCCGCCGCCTCCGCCGCCGGATCCTAGACTTGAGCTGACATCTGTTCCGTTTACTAATATCATTCCAAATGATGCTGTGGAATTATTTGATCCTGATATTTCTACACCACCATTTGAGCTTCCTGTTATAATTAAGGGTTGTGCAAATGATCCTAGTGTAACTTTATTATCTGAAAATGCCTCTATTACAGGCGTTCCCGAAATTGTGTTAACACTAAATAAAGATCCACTTAACTCGTCTGTCACAGCAAATAGTTGACCTTGTGTTCCTTTTACTTCTAAAACTTTAGATCCAGATCCCTCTACTAAAAATGTATTTACAGATGAACTCATACTTCCACTTAAATGCAGTGCAGGAAACCCTAACCCAGAAGTAGAACCGGTTATCATTAGATTGCCAGTTGTCGCCTGTATTGATCCTGTTGCAGCAAATATACCTGAGCCTCCGCCGCCACCTCCTCCTGCAGCAGCGAATGTAATCGAATCACCACCAGCATTTGTAGTGAGTGTCATATTTGATCCAGCAACAAGTGTTAATGTGTCTGTTGTTGTATCTGCTACTACATCACTTTGTCCTGAAACAGATATTGTCTTAAATGAATATTCATTAGTTTCTCCACCACCTGCAGATCCTACTCTTGAAGCAATTGAAGATGAAAAGTTTGTTCTTAGCTCTTCAGTTCCAATAATTACTGCATTACTTGCTGATACATCTACTGATGCAATTTCTCTACTAGCTGTAATATCTGTTGTTGTTATAATCGGCATTTAAATTTCCTATATTCTATAAATATCATTCTATACGATATTGAATCTCGCTCGTTGTGCATCAAAATTTTGTTTTATCTCTGCTGCTGTTAGTGATTTATTGTATACTCTAGCTATTGCTATTCTTCCGTTTAAATTATAGCCTGAATTTTGATAGTTTCCGTGTGAAAGATTACCTATTCTAAAAGTAGCTGTCTCATTGTTGTGACCACCTAATATTGTAGAAAGTGAGCCATTTGAAGTTTGCTCGTCTGATGCCAGCACATTGTTTACATAAATATACATGCCATTTGTCTCATCTACTGTTAGTACTACATGCTGATAATTTCCTTGAGTTGTATTTACTGGTGTATGCAAATTAGTTCCTGGATAATAAACTCTATTATTCCCTGATGTTATTCTTACAGTTCCACCAAATCTGTCATTACTAGTGCCGCCGATATTTATATTGTACTCATCAGTGTTACTTTGAAATGACCCCATTCCCATAACACAGCATGCGCTGTTCTGAGTGTGAGCATCAATTACTACCTCAAATGAAAACTGCTGTGCTGTGTTTATTGCATCGTCATTTAAACCACTTAGAGAACTATCATTACCAAAATCTACATAATCGTTTGATCCATCAAAGTCTATATAGTGATTTCCATTTTGTTGTGTCCACCCATGTGAAGGACCATTTGTTAGAGTTCCGTGATTTTGATACGGTGATAGGTCATACCAAGTTGTTCCTGATCTGGGGTAGCTATTTATATCACTGGCGTCTAGATTTAGAACTAACCTATCTGATGCTACAATATCTGGTCCTGCTGATGATCCCATTCTATATTCCGTACCTGTTTCTTTGTGCGTCAAAATTTTGTTTTATATCATCTCCTGAAAGAGTATTTTCATAAAATTTAACAGAAGCTATATTACCTTTATAATAGCCTGTATTAAAATTTGATCTTCCTATCCAAACTTCTTGCTGATAATACTGTACAGTATTCCAACCTCCAAACGGTGTATTTGGAAAGGCCTCAGATTGTAAAATGACACCATCTTGATAAAGTTTACCTGTCTTTTTTGTTTGTCCGGAGGTGCTGTCTTTCATTGTAAAAACCAATTGTGTCCATTTGTTTGGTGTGTAGGATACTTCGTCCCAAACAGTACCGGATGAATCCCAAGATCCATTATTATTAGATCCAAAGTATAATGTGTCATCATCAGTTACTGTTCTGAAGTGCTGTGAGTAGTATGGAGAATTATGTGATATGTAATCATAACTCCACAGAACTTCATAAGTTCCATTTGGCACTACATAACACCAAAATTCAATCGTAAACTCCTGTACAGCGAAATTAGCTCTTCCGTCAGTCGTAACTTGAAAGTAATCATTTCCGCCGTCTAGAGTAAAGTAACCTGCTGCATTATATGTTGCACCACTTATTGTGGTATCGTTATTTCCGCACAAATCATACCAAGTAGTTCCACTACCAGGAT